GAATACTATGCACGTAAAACAAACACAGCTATTCATATAGTTCCTACCCCTACATCAGTTTTGTCTGGTGAAATTCAATATACAAGAAGACCTTTAGCATTAGCTAGTGCAACAGGCACAAGTGTAACAACTTCTAATTACTTTAGTGAGTTTTGTTATAATGCTTTGTTTGCTGCAACTATGATTGAAGCTAATTATTTTATAAAAGATTTACAAATGGTTTCTACATGGGAAGCTAAGTATAAAAACTCAATAGATGCTTTACGTAACCAAGCAAGAAGAATGAGACAAGATGATATGCAAACAGCAGCAAGTCCTGCAGGAGGACCTAATACAATAATTCAAGGAGCTAACTAATGACTATCAGTAGAGTAAATGTAGTACAACAAATAACAAAAGTAAATAATAAAAAGAAAAATAAAAAAAAGAAAGGGAAAAAGAAATGCAAATAAAAACTAGTACTCTAATAGTAGGAGCAAATGCAAGAACTATTAATCAATCTACTGGTCATGATACAAGTAGTAAACCTACTGGACAAGGTTATGGTGCAGCTAGAAAAGGACCTGGAGTTAGAGGACCTATAGAAGCTCAAGTAAAAGAAGAACCTATAAAGTATACATCACAAAAATAATGCCTAAAGAAAAGAAAAAGAAGAAAAAAGGTACAGGCATGAAAGGCATGACTATTGGTAAGGGAGATAAACGACCCACCAAACAAGGAGCAGGTCTTTCAGCAAAAGGTGTAGCAAAATATAGAAGAAATAATCCTGGTAGTAAATTAAAAACAGCAGTAACTGAAAGTAAACCTACAGGTAGTAGGGCTAAAAGAAGAAAGAGTTATTGTGCTAGGTCTGCAGGACAAATGAAAAAGTTTCCTAAAGCAGCTAAAGACCCTAATTCAAGATTAAGACAAGCAAGAAAAAGATGGAGGTGCTAACTGTCATATTTAATAAGTAATATTCCCCACTTTAAATGTTGGGTACGTAAAGAATTTACACACAATCATTTGAAATATCATGGTGAATTTTTACATGGAATAGCATTTGCAGTTAATACAATACCAGATAGATGTTTATCTTTTCAAGTTATGTTTACTGGTATAGAAGAAGAAAATAATATACATGGTGGTGCAATGTGGGCAAGGATGCCAATAACAGCATTAGTAGCAGATGAAATACTAGATGAAGCTCCAGAAAGAATGGATACTCATTTAGCACAACCTTGGGATTGCTCATCAAGAACACATACTGTAGTGAAGCTTGATTTATTAACAGCAAGTCCTTGGATGTGTAAGATAGATAACGAATTTTATAAAGGTAAGTATATGTTTACAGTTGACTTTACAGATAGTGATATAAGTGATTGTCCTGCACAACATAAACAAAACCATGTAATACAATTAATTGATGCAGGTAAATGGACAGGTAATATAATAGCATTACCTAATAATAGAGTTAGAGCAACAAGTCCTGCTTTATGGGTAACAGGTGAAGGTGCACCAGATTTTAGACCAAGCCAACATATCCATGCAGCAGAAATACACGACAGTTATACAGACCCAGAAGTAACTTTTAATAATTTATACAAGGAGACTAAAAATGGTAGGACAAATGAAAACAAAGTACGCAGCAAAAGGAAAGTTAATAGGAAGAAAAGCAGGTAAAATGGTAGGCATGAAAACTAAATACATGTCTAAAGGTGGAGCATTAAAAAGAAAAAGTGGTGGTAAAGTAAAGTAATGGCAAAGTTATGTGCAAAAGGTAAAGCAGCAGCTAAACGAAAGTTTGATGTATATCCTTCTGCATATGCCAATATGTATGCATCAGCAGTATGTTCTGGTAAAGTAACGCCAGGAGGTAAAAAGAAAAAAAAGAAAAAAGTTTATAAAGCTGCTACTGGTGGTGGTCTACGTAAATGGGTACAAGAAAAATGGGTTGATATAGGAGCACCAAAAAAGAATGGTAAGTTTCAACCTTGTGGTAGAAAGTCTACTACTAAAAGTAAACGTAAATATCCTAAATGTGTACCACTAGCAAAAGCAAATAAAATGTCAGCATCACAAAAACAATCAGCAGTAAAAAGAAAGAGAGCAAAGAAACAAGGTGTAGGTGGTAAACCTACAATGGTAAAAACATTTAAGAAAAAATAATTCGTTTGACTTGTAAGAGTTGGAAGTAAGGTAACTGAAGAAACGCACTAACTTTAATTAGGAGGTGTGTTATGTATAATCAAACATTATATATTTTACAAAAAGAAAAAAGAGAAATAATTATGGTACGTAAATTAAAAAAAATAAAAAAACAATTACTTGGTGCATCTAAAATGCATAAAAAACAAGCAACTACTATTGGTAAAATGATTACAAAAAAAAAGAATGTTAAAAAAAGAGCCTAAAAAAGGAACAGGTAAAAAGCCTAAAGGTTCTAGTCGTAGACTTTATACAGATGAGAATCCTAAAGATACAGTTAGAATTAAATATGCAACTGTAGAAGATGCAAAGAAGACAATAGCTAAAGTTAAAAAAATTAATAAACCTTATGCTAGAAAAATACAAATACTAACTGTATTAGAACAAAGAGCTAAAGTACAAAATAAAAATGAACAAGCAAGATTAGCAAAAGCAGCTAAAAAACAATTAAAGGAAAAGCATAAAAAATATGGCTAGGTCAGGAACATATAATTTTAATCTAGATATAGATGAAGTAATTCAAGAAGCTACTGAGATGATAGGTGGAGAACAAACACTTGGTCATACTCCTCAATCAGCACGTAGGTCTATTAATTTATTATTAAATGATTGGCAAAATAGAGGTGTATTATTATGGTCAACATTTACTACAGCAGTTACAGTAGCAACAAGTGTTACCTCTTATGATTTAGATGATTCAGTTAATGATGCTTTAGTAATAACAGTTAAAGCTAGTATAGCAGCAACAGAAACAAAATTAACAAGAATATCTTTTGAAGAGTATAATATATTACCTAATAAGTCACAAACAGGTAGACCAACACAGTATGCTATTAAAAGAAATGTAGATAAGCCAACAGTATTTTTATATCCTGTACCTAATTCAAGTAAAGAAATATTAACAATAGAAGGAATAAGACAGTTACAAGATATAAATAAATCTGCAGAACAAAATGCAGATATACCAAAAAGATTTTTACCTTGTTTAACATATGGACTTGCACATGAATTAGCACAAAAAAGACCTGGTGTACCTGATGCAAGAATAGCTATGTTAAAAGTAAACTATGAAGAAACATTTAAAAGAGCAATGGAAGAAGATAAAGAAAGAGCAAGTATTTATTTTAAACCTAAATTAGGATATGTTTAATGTCTAAGACAGCTAAAAAAGCTAAAGCTATGTGTGATATATGTAGTTTTGTATATGATAAAAAAGTTATGCGATTAAATAGCTATGACATGTTGGTATGTCCTACAGACTTTGAAGGTAATTATGATTTAAAAAATCATCCACAAAATAGGTCTGCTAATGTAAGAGACGATACAATAGTTCCTAATGCTAGACCTGATGTATATGGTAGAAACATAACATGGGAATCAGCTAATATTATATGGAATGATGTTCCAGAATTAAATACTAGAACGTGGGGTAAAGTATGAGTGATTTAACAAACAGTTTAATTAATGCAACATATAAAAAATTAATACAAGTTAGTAGTTCTGGTAATGAAGGTATATCAGGTACATTAACAAACGTACAAACAGGAGATGGAACTAATACAGCTTTAAAATTAGCTACAAGTGCTGCTCAAGTAGATGGTACTTTATTTGTAGGACAAACCTTTGGAGTATTAGGTGACGCTTCTATAGCAGGTGGTTTAGCAGTAGCAAATAAAGTTAGTGCATCTGCATTTTATGGTGATGGTTCTAATCTTACAGGTATTACAATGTCTATTGGTGGTAATATATCTGTAAGTAATGCAACAATAGGTAGTAATCTTTATGTTGGTGGAACTACTACAGTAGTAGGAGCTACGCACTTACAAAGTTCATTAAGTGTAGCAGCAGGAGTTTCTATAGGTGGTAATCTAAATATATTAGGTACAGCTACAGTAAGTGGTGCAACAGGTTTTTTAGGTACTGTTAGAGTATCAGGTGCAACCTCTATAGGTGGTGCATTAAGTGTTGGAGGAGCTGTTAATTTAGCATCTACTCTTACAGTAACAGGTAATACTTCTATAGGTGGAACAGTAACAATAGGTGGAGCTAACGTACAAGCTGCAAATGCTAAAGTATGTGCTTCAGCTTTTTATGGTGATGGTTCAAACTTAACTGGTGTTACTATGTCTATAGGTGGAAACATTTCAGTTAGTAATGCTACAGTAGGTGGTAATTTATTTGTAGGTGGTACAGCAACTATTGTAGGTAATACTACAATGACAGCAAATCTAGGAGTAGGTGGAACATTAGATGTAGTAGGTAACACTTCTTTAGGAGGAACAGTAACAATAACAGGAGCTAATGTACAAGCAACTAATGCAAGAGTATGTGCTTCAGCTTTTCATGGTGATGGAGCTAATTTAACTAATGTACCTTCAGGAGCTATATCAGGAAATATATCAGTATCTAATGCTATTGTTGGAGGAACACTTAGTGTTTCAGGAGCTACTCATTTAAAAAGTACAGTATCTATAGGTAGTACACTTGTAGTTGCAGGAAAAGCAGAGTTTGATGGAGATGTATGTGTAAGTGGAAACTCACAATTAGTAGGAACACTTAAAGTTACAGGTGCTACAACTATAACAGGTAACTCAGGGTTCTTAGGTACAGTACGAGTTAGTGGTGCTACAAGTTTAGAAGGCACAGCACATATAACAGGTACAGCTACTATAACAGGTAATTCAGGTTTTTTAGGAACAGTAAGAGTTAGTGGTGCTACATCATTAGGAAGTACATTAGATATTGCAGGTAATACATCAATAGGAGGTACAGCTAAGATTACAGGTGCTACAACTATAACAGGTAACTCAGGGTTCTTAGGTACAGTAAGAGTATCAGGAGCAACTTCATTAGAAGGTACAGCTCATATAACAGGCACAGCTACAATAACTGGTAACTCAGGTTTCTTAGGAACAGTAAGAGTTAGTGGTGCAACAAGTTTAGAAGGTGCAGTAGTTGTTGGAGGTAAAGCAGAGTTTGATGG